GGGTCCTCGCGGTACTAAGACCTGTGCCGTGGGAATTGCTCCTTTAGGCAATTTTAGAAGGTAAATCAACGTGTATACACTCAGCACTGTCTCCCGTCGGCGTCTATGTAATCTCGTTAAGAGTTACATGGAGGGTTATTACGTTTCCGTCCCCGTAGGAAAATACCTCGTGGATCAACGGACGACTGATAACTTCGAGACGTTCGATGACTCAGATTTCACCCATGCCTCTCGCGAGGTATTGATGGATCTGGTGACCTATGTCCTTGCCCCTTCGGAAGATACTGCTGATTGGGTTCGTGTGAACTTCCTGATGATTCAGTTCCAGCGTTTCGGGGTTAAAATCCCGGACGTTGACTGGATCTTCAAGAACTGTTCCCGCGAGTCCCTGCTAACCGCGCAAGATAATCTTGCTCGGTATTGGTGCAACACGCACTGATTATCTTCTATCTCTCTGCCCTTAACTGGGCGATGCACTAAGAGTAGATATGGTCGTCAAATTTGACAAGAAAACACTGTACGCCAGGTATGACAGAACTGTCTATCCGGCGGGCACTACAACTCGCACAACCATGAACAGAGTCCAACTGTATACTTCCGGCGTCGCTGTATCTTCCGAGTTACCAACTTGGAAAGATAGAGTCCGCAGGAAGCTGTCGGCTACGACTCCATTTGTGGCTTCGACTGTAGTTACGCGTCAACGAAACACGCGTATTTTACACAGTGAGCTCCGTCTAATCGGTGGGGTCCCCAGGCTCGACGCAACAACCTATTTTGAAGGTGTTGCCATCCCGTCTGGATCTCCGCCGTTAGCTCCACCCGTGCCGGCTTTCACCGGTAGCGACTATACACGTGCATCAAATCTAGCTGTCACGAGGTTGTTCGACTCTATTCGAGAGATCGAATCTTCAGCTAACGTAGGGGAAACCCTAGGTGAGTCTGAAGAAACCTTCCAGTTAATGATGCGACCAGCACGCGGGCTGCAGGACTTAACAAAGTATGTGATGGATAACCACACTGACTTGCTTCGCAAAGCAAGGCCGAATAATTACCGTCGCATAGCTAAGAGTCTTGCAGATCTCGTGTTGGAGTATCGTTTTGGTGTGGCTCCTCTTATTGAGGATTTTAAGAGAGTTTCGGAAACTCTCCCCTTTAGGACCCTAAATGAACCGCGCGTTGTACCCATCAAGGGGAAAGGCCGGTCATTTAGTGCTACGATGAGCAAGATCGGCGACTATAAATTGGTCGCCGGTGATATCAATGGAACTGAGATTACATTTTCCAATGTATCTGACTTCACCGTCAGATACCATGGGATGTATCGCATGGACCCTGGTATCGACTATGCCTCATATCAGCAGTCCCTTGGGCTGACTTGGAGGGAGGCTTTGCCTACCCTCGCAAATCTCACACCATACAGCTTTCTGCTTGACTATGTATCCAATTTTGGATCAGTCCTCTCGCAGTTTGCTGCACCCTGGGGCTCTGTGGCGTGGGTCAACTTGACTGAGCGTGCATCGAATTCTTACACCTATGAGGTGCAAGGTCGGAGTACGCAGCCGAGCTTCCCCCCATCGTTTTATACAGAGCGTTACGACAAGCTAGGTTTCTACTCATGCCAGGCAAAAGCAGTACAGCGCCGTGATGCAACGTGGTTCAAGCCGCTGGTAGTATTGGAATGGCATAAGCCATCAATCCGCCAGCTGCAGAACACCGGTGCCCTTCTTTTATCAAGGCTCCCTGTTATCGGTAATCTTGCCGCGGCTGCGCGTAAGCGCTCCCCGCGGTTGGATCCCTATGTCAGGTCGCTGTTGATGAGGGGCTCTATGCAAAAGGTGCCGTACCCATACCACCGCTAGCGTGAGCTAGCTCCACTGCCCTTAGGAGGGTTGTTACATGACCATTGCCATGACGTCACCTGTAGCGGGTGCGACCGTTGCTGGTCTTACTTCTCCGACATACTCGGTCGCGGTGGATCAGGCACCGAATACGAATTCCAAACAGTGGTACGTAAGTGCCATTGGAGGAACTCAGACTGGAGTCGACGCAGGGTCGTCTGCTACCAAGCCGTGGACTTTTACATGGTCCCGGCCTGCGCAGATCAAAACCCTGAATGCCGTCGATTCCAACGGTGTCATCCGCCAGGTTGCATTCAACACGTACGAATACCTGATGCGTCGCGGGTTTATCCCGCTCGCAGGGCAGGCTGTGCGTGTTGCCAACTGGCGGACCCAGATGCCGGTTTTGGCCGGCTCTGATACGGCGGACGCGCAGAACATTCGTGCTGCCGTCTCGTCCTATATCGGTGGTCTCAACCAGCAGGCTTCAGGCCTCGCTGAGTCGATGATCACCGGTTCACTCTGATCCGACCGCGGAGTAATCCGCAAAGGTAAGCTAGCATATGTCAACACTCGATGCAGATGCTATTTACAAAGCGCTCTGTACGGATCTCGATAACGCGTATTGCAAGACTTCTGTTGGTGGGAATTTCCCGCCGGTAGAGTCTCGTTGGCGTGCTATTGAGATAATGCGTGACAAGTTCCTTTCGAAACTTGAACCACGCCAGCAGACCCCTGCTCAGAAGCAAGCCGCCATCGATGAATTCGATCTCTCGAATTCGTTAGCGATGGGGTGGAAGCCCATGACATCGGGTCTGAATGATCACGAATCCGAACTCGTAGGGACGTTCCTGAAGTACTTTAATGACTTCTGGGAATGCGACTACGGTCCGGATTGTGACCTTAATTGGGGTAACGTCGCGCTTCATGCGCGATGTGGCCCCGGGGCGTCATTCGGTGGCTCTGGTACATCGTTCTATCAGAAGATGTATTCAGGTCCACTGACGGCGTCCTCTCCGTACATACTCGCCTTATACAAGGCGGACATCAACTTGTGGCCCGAGGAGACGATCGCGGAACAAATCCGCGCCGAAACTTACGGCCCTCCGAGTTTGACTGGGCGTTCGAAGCTCACGTTCGTACCAAAAACTGTGAAGACTAGTCGCCTGATTGCGGTCGAGCCAACTCTCAATGTGTTCTACCAGCTCGGTGTCGCTGAGATCCTATCGAAGCGCCTTGTTAGGTGCTTTGGTATTGACCTCTCGACCCAGCCGGATGTGAACAGACAGTTGGCAAGACTTGGATCAGTGATAGACGCCTCTTTTGGCGATGGTTACTCCACCATCGACCTAACGTCGGCCAGTGATGGCATCTCACTCTCACTTGCAGGATACTCAATCCCTGCAGGTCAGTTGGATGTCCTTCTTGGTCTACGGTCGGCGTACGCTCAGGTCGATAAAGACCTGGGCTCTATCAGAGAGCTGCATATGCTGTCAACGATGGGTAATGGTTTTACATTCCCGTTGCAGACAGCGTTGTTCGCAGCAGCGACTGCAGCAGCCGTGGCCCTTGGGGATGATATCCTAGCCATGCCAAAAGCATGGTCGGATCGTAATCCTGGCGGGCTTTACTCTGTCTTTGGCGATGACATTGTTGTCACGACCAAGGCGGCGCACCGGCTTCTATGGCTTCTCGAATGGCTCGGCTTTAGGCCAAACAAAGAGAAGTGCTTCACGTCTGGTGAGTTCAGGGAGTCCTGCGGCTTCGACTTTCATCGAGGCTTCAATGTGAGACCTGTCTTTCTCAAGCAGTTCTTCACAGAGCAGGATGTCCTTGTTTGCGCGAATCGCGTGGTTGATTGGGCGGCTAGATGTCTGGTCCCTGTGCCGACTTTCCTTAAACATGTGGCATCCCTCTTAAAGAGGGTGTACTACGTGCCGCTGGGGTCGGGACTTGACACTGGGCTTCTAGTGCCGTACTCGCTTGTCAGAGGTCTTAAAAGAGACCCTGACGTGCAGTCGGTAGCCTACTACCATTTCGAGCCTAAGCCTGATCGGGCTAGGTTCAAATGGGGCGGGAAACCGTCGCCTCGCGATAGCGCTCGTGGCTTTATATCAAACCCTTCTGGGTTGTATCTCTCCATGCTCCGAGGGGAGCTCCGGGGTGGTTGCATTAGCCTTAGGGCAAATGCTGGTGTAAAGTACAAGGTACGTAGGTCTGTAGTCCCGTGGTGGGACCATAGGCCGTACACTCTACAAGGGTGGTTTGACGACTACTCTGTATACACCTCCTATCCAGTGAGGCTAGCATGGGTATTGGAAGGAAATCTTCCGAAACTTAAGCTAGGTTATCGGGCACTCAAAGCCTGATAAATGTAGGGG